CGTCAGACTTTACAGCCACCAACGGCACCAGCGTTGTGCTGGCTTCTGGTGCTGCTCTCAATGACATTGTGAACATCTATGCGTTCAAGTCATTCACCACCGCTGACATGGTGAGCAAGACCAGCGGTGGCACGTTTGCTGGTGCTGTTGGGTTTAGCGGTGGCATCACTGGCGATGTGGCCTTTGACACCAACACCCTCAAGGTGGACAGCAGTAACAACCGTGTGGGCATCGGCACAACTTCACCGGCCCGACCTTTAACGATTGAGAAATCTGGTGCGGCTTTTCCTTCAAACTCAAACCCATCTGTACGACTAAACGAAACATCGTCTGGACGCTTTGCAATGATGGAGCTGGATAGCTCCACAAACCTTTCCTTTTGGAACGGTGATGCTGGTTCTGGTTCAATCCGCTTTCTAAGAGGAAGCGGGTCTGGCACTGAAAGTATGCGCATCGACAGCAGCGGCAAACTCTACGTAGGGACAACTTCTGGCATCAGCAATGAAAGATTTATTTTAGCCGCAGGAACAAGCGAGGGTATTCGTGTTACACACACAGGCGGTGGCACTAAATATCCTGTAAACTTTACGTTAGACGGCTCTGGCGTCGGCTCAATTTCAATTAGTAGCGGTGGCACTTCCTACAACACATCATCAGACTACCGCTTAAAAGAAGCGGTTGTGGACATGACCGGCGCTATTGACCGTGTGAAGCAGCTTGCACCCAAGCGGTTCAACTTTATCGCAGACGCCGACACGACCGTCGATGGCTTCCTAGCCCACGAGGCGCAGACTGTTGTGCCAGAGGCTGTTACAGGCACTCATAACGAGGTGGATGAAGACGGCAATGCTGTCATGCAGGGCATCGACCAGAGCAAGCTGGTGCCGCTGCTGACCGGCGCATTGCAGGAAGCCATCGCCAAGATTGAGACACTCGAAACCAAGGTCGCCGCACTGGAGGCAGCAGAATGAGCAGAGCAAGAGATTTCGCAGACTTGGCCGGTTCGGCAGATGCCGGTGGCCTGACAGGCAGGAACATTGCGATCAATGGAGCCATGACTGTTGCTCAACGATCTACCTCAGAAACAGGACAAGGCGCAAGCAGCGGGTACACAACACTTGATAGGTTCCGCCACGAAATGGGCGGCGATGCAACTGCTGGTCGATTTACTATATCGCAAAACAGCGTCACAGATTTGTCGGGGTTTTCAAAGTCCCTCAAGATACAATGCACAACTGCTGACACATCTACCGCCGCAAGCGAGGGACTGCTTGTGCAGCAAAGATTTGAGGGACAAGATTTACAACGGTTGATGAACAGTTCGACATCAACAAAAGAATTTACGCTTTCGTTTTATGCCAAGCAAAACGAGACACGAAACATCGTCGTAGAAATCCGCACCTCGCAAGGTACAAACCGGCAAATATGCAAACTATTTGCAGTGACAAGTAGCTGGGCTAGGTATGAGTTTACAGTGCCAGCACAAGCAAGTGGCATGACTATTAACGACGACAACAGCAACGAGTTGCAACTTAACTTTTGGCTGCACGCTGGCTCCACTTTCACCAGTGGCACGTTGGATACATCTTTTGCTGGCTCAACAAACGCAAACCGTGCGGTCGGTGTTGGCAGCATCTTTGCTTCGACAAGCAACTTCATTGAAATCACCGGCGTACAGCTTGAGGTCGGACAGGCCACGCCGTTTGAGCATGAACCCTTCGGGGTCACGCTTCAAAAAGCAATGCGCTATTATGAAAAGGGTTATGATTACCCTACCGCACCCGGCGCGTCAGCGACTTATCCTGACAATATTCCTCTTACAGTGAGAGGACAGGACGAAGAGACAAGCGGTCAGCGTTATTTCACTCATAATCTCAAAGTAGAAAAGCGAGCTGCACCCACTAACACTTTTTACGATGAATCTGGCAATACTGGCAAAGTTACCACCTATGATAGTGGCGGAACCCCAACAAATAATGTCAGCATAGGTTTGGTCGTCATCATGCGTAGCAGGATTGGCGCTGGGCCGGGAAATTCATCTATTTGGGGGCATGGCTTCTTCTATGAAAGTGATGCGGAGTTGTAAGCATGGATGAGATGAATATCACAGCCGCAAAATACCTTGCGGACGACGGCGAGAACATAGCTATTGAGTTCACCATTGATGGCAAAGTCATGCACGTTAGCGTTGGGGCAACCGGCAACCGCCACTACGACGCCATAATGGAAGCTGTCGAGGCCGGTACGCTGACAATCGAGGACGCTGAGTGATGAGCAAGCCCACCGTCGTATCGGTCAAGGCCGAGCTGGACACGCTTTCGGCTGTCAGCCAGGAGCGCTTCATTGAGCTTTTAAGCCGCGTGAAGCGCCTAGAAACCATCATGGTCGGCAGCGCCGGCACAACCATCGTCCTGCTAATCGGCGTCCTCCTTAGCGAGTGATCCACGCATTTTTGCTGTTCGTATTTCTCGACGGCAAGCTAGTTTCAAACGACCTTTATTTCAGAAATCTTGACGAGTGCTTGTCCTTCTCTCAGCGCATTGCGCGTCAGGGGAAGACGGTAACGTCCTATTGCTTGCCGAAATTTATCGACCCCAAAAAAGTGAGGGTGTACTGATGCTCGACCCGGTCACGATAGGGACTGCCGTGCAGGTGGCGACCGGAGCCTTCAAGGTGCTGCAGCGTGGCTTTGCGGCTGGGCGTGAGCTGGAGCAGATGACGCAGGATCTGTCACGCTGGATGTCGGCTGTGTCAGATGTCGATCACCTAGAGAAAAGCGCCAAGAACCCCAGCCTGTTTCTCAAGCTCACCAAGGGAAAGAGCATTGAGTCACTTGCTCTGGAAGCCTTCACGGCCAAAAAGACTTTAGAGGATCAACGTTACCAGCTCAAAATGGCGATCCAGCTCACGCGAGGCACTGCGGCTTGGTCCGAATTGTTAGCTCTCGAAGGCAAAATCCGGCGTCAGCGCCAGGAGGCGATATACGCAGCTCAGCAGCGCCGGCAGAAGATCATCGAATATATTGCCTGGACTGTCGTGATCGGCGCTGGCCTGGCCACCCTGACAGGCTTCGTGCTGTTGCTAAAGGCGCACACAGCGCAAGCGCAAGCAGCCAATGATCTGACGGTCTGCCGCCTCGTCAAGTGCATGAAGATTGAGGACGATGGCACAGTTGCTTGCGTATATCGCGGCGCCCATAATACCCAGGAATTGCTTGTGTTTGCGCCTCGCGAGTTCAAGCCCCGCGAATACCTGTGCCAGTGGAAGATAGATCAGCCGCCACCGCCCAACATCTATGATGCGCTTGAGGCAATCAAGGACAGCAGGAATTGACGCAAAAGAAATTTGAGCAGGACAGCAAGTTTGCGTCCGACTGGGATTTAGACGGTGACGGCCTGGTTAGCGATGCCGAGGTCGAAAGCAGCAAGCAGATCAAGCAAACAGAGACCGAGCTGCGCCGGCACCTGGCCCAGCTGCGGATGGCTCGCTTCACCCTAGCAGCGATGGGCGCGTTCACGCTGGCCATGTTCTTTATCCCGCTGGAGCGGGTCGAGGCTTTGGCTGACATCTCGAATCTCTTTTACATCAGCGGCGCCGGCATCGTCGGAGCCTACATGGGATTCACTACACTCGGAGGAAAAAAATAATGCTTGGTGTTCTCGCATCAATTCTTGGAAACGGCGATGTCATTAAAAAGGGCATGGACCTTATTGATGATGTCCACAGCTCAGACGAGGAGATGGAGCGCGTCAAGGCCCAGGCCAAGATCGATACAATGAAGGCGTTTGCCCCTTTTAAAATTGCCCAAAGATATTTGGCCCTGATGTTCACGGCCACCTTCCTGGCGTCCTTCGCGCTTGTCCTGGTTATGACGCTGCTGGGCAAGACGAACATTCCCGACATCAAACAGGTCATCGATGACTTTTACCTGGGCGAAGCAATGCTCACCATCCTGGCATTTTATTTCGGCGGCGGGATGCTCGAGGGCGTGGTCGGCAAAGTGAAGGCTAAGAAATGAAACTATCTAAAAATTTCAGCCTGGTCGAAATGACCAAGAGCCAGACGGCGCTTCGCAGGGGCATCGATAATACGCCGCACCCTTCCCAGGTCGAACATCTGGAAAGGCTCTGTGAGGCCGTCCTGCAGCCGGTGAGGGACCATTTCGATAAGCCGGTCACAATCACCAGCGGATATCGCTGCGCTGAGCTGTGCATCGCCATTGGATCAAAAGCCACCAGCCAACACGCGAAGGGCCAGGCGGCTGACTTTGAGGTTCCTGGTGTTTCAAACATGGAGGTCGCGCAGTGGGTAGCTGACAACTGCGAGTTCGATCAGCTCATCCTGGAGTGTTACACGGGCGGCAACACCGGCTGGATCCACTGCTCCTATGTTCACGAGCCGCGCAAAGAGCTGCTCACATACGACCGTACAAACGGTTATCGGAAAGGACTGATCGATGCCTGAGAAACTTGAGCGCAGCCTGATGGCCCAGGCAAAAAAGAAAGGCCTCAAGGGCAAGAAGGCGGACGCCTATGTTTACGGCACACTGACAAAGGTGGCAGGACCCAAGGGTGCGAAGAAGGCCGGCATGACCGGATCTGTCCGCCGTGGCTAAGACGCCAGCCTGGCAGCGCAAGGCCGGCAAGAATCCATCTGGAGGCCTCAACGCCAAGGGCCGGGCCTCAGCTCGGCGCCAGGGGATGAACCTCAAGGCGCCCGTCAAGAAGGGTGACAATCCTAGACGCGCTAGCTTCTTGTCTCGCATGGGCAATATGCGTGGTCCTGAGCGAGACGGCAAAGGCCGGCCAACAAGGCTACTGCTGAGCTTACGCGCCTGGGGGGCGAGCTCGAAGGCAGACGCTCGCAAGAAAGGCGCAGCAATTTCCAAACGCAACAAGAAAGGAAAAGCGTGATGGCATACGGCAAAGGTGGTTACGGAATGAGCAAGGCCAAAAAGGCCAGCATCCTCAAGATGGCAGGCAAGAAAAAGCCGCCAATGAAGAAGAAGTGATGGCGAAGAAATCGACCGTCAACAAGGCTGGCAACTACACCAAGCCTGGCATGAGAAAGCGTCTGTTTAAGTCGATCCTGGGCAGGGCTACCCACGGGACAGCCAGTGGGAAGTGGAGTGCTCGGAAGGCGCAGCTGCTGGCCCGAGAATATCGTAAACGGGGTGGGGGATATCGAAACTAATGCACAATCCTCAGCACAGTTTGAAACAATGGGGCAAACAAAATTGGCGCACCAAGAGCGGCAAGAAGAGCTCGGTCACGGGCGAGCGATATCTGCCCGAGGCAGCGATCAAGGCCCTGACGCCTGGCGAGTATGCTGCTACCACCAGGGCGAAGCGCAAGGCGAAACGCCAGGGCAAGCAGTTCTCGAAGCAGCCCGAAAGCATTATGAAAAAGACCAGGCGGTTTCGATAGCGCATCCCAGATCCTTGTGATGCAGATGCAACGACCCGCATCACAAACCCATCACAAGCGAGGTGCTCTGACATAACTTTCAGCATGTCTCGATGACATTCACCTTGGACGTAAGCGATTGTTTTGCTACGTTTCAGAGCATGTCAGAGCATGGTTTCGACGGGTTCGAGTCCCGTCACTCCCGCCATTTCCAGGACCAGTAAGTCTCTGAAAGCATTAGCTTTTGGAGACTTTTTTTTGTGCCTGCATCACAAGCGCATCACAAAGATATCAAGAATCAGTCTCCAAAAATGCAAGACAGGGCGCGGGATTATCCCTTGACCTTGGCATATTATGCCCCCATATTTGATATGTAGGGTCAATATTGAGAGGAGATGAGATGACCGTTGAGCTTCACGAGATCTGGGTCTGGCCTGACCTGACGGTCAAACAGGACCACGAGCCTTTCAAGGCTTTCACCTGGCGCGGCCGGGAGGAGGCCGGCATTGCCAAGGCTTGGGAGGAGGCGCCCAAGTTCGGCGTCGTTCCCTTCCTGGTGACGGCGCGGCCATACGAGGGTGAGAACGAAGTCATCACGATTCCTGGAGTTAATGAGAAGGAGGTTGCATGACGGACAACGGTGTAAAAATCATTGCCAAGTTCAAAGACGGTGACGGGTACACTGCCGAAAAGAACGGCAAGACATACGCAAAAAAAACTTTCGACACTTTCGAGGAGCTTGAGGAGTTCTGGGAAACCCGGTTCCTTCACAACAAAGAAGCCAAAACGAAAGTCATCGGCAAGACTGTCTTCTGGTGGTTGGTCGAAGAGAAGGAGGCTGCCTGATGAAACTAGATGTCACCCAACACAAGTCGCGAGCTCGCAAGGGCTGGGCATCCTGGTGCGTTGATACCAGGACCGTCCTCGAGGATGGCGAACAAAAGTATTTC